TTACAGCATCTTTTACTCTATTAAACGAGTTAGAAACAACATCTTTGAGAGAATTGAATATATTTCTTACAGTATCTTTTATACCTGTAACAATGTTAGAAATTGTATTTTTAATGCCGTTCCAAACATCAGAAGCAACGTTTTTTATACCGTTAAAAATATTAGAGATATTATTTTTTAAATTATCGAAACGTCCAATAATAAAACTAACAATTGCAGATATAATCGAACTGAAAAACGATTGTAGCCCATTCCATATTGTTGTGATAAAATCACGAACTGTATTAAAAATATTTACAATTCCATCTTTTAAATTATTAAAGAAGTTAATTACCCCATCAACAATACTGCTGACAATATTAGTGACCCACTGGAACATATTTTGAAACCATTCAACAATTGCATTGACCATATCTGGGATGATAGAGTTTCCTACTAACGTCATGTAAAGATTATGAAAAAATCCTATAACCGCATCCACAAATCCAAGTATAAAATTAACTAAGCCATTAAATGCGTTAACAAAAAAGTCTATTGTAGACTGTCCTGCATCCTGTAAATACTGCCAGGCTCCAGCGAAATCTCCAGTAAATAATGCAACGATGGCGTTTACCATATTAACTGCAAAATCAACAAAATTTATTAGTGCATTTATAATTGGACCAATGGCTGCCACCACTCCATTAAATACACCAATTAACACTCCGAATCCTGTCACAAGCACTGCGCCTACAACTAGACCTATTTTTTCTAAAATAGGCAGCAGGCTATCAAATAAGGTTTTTAAAGACTCCCATATCGGTCCCAAAGAATCCATGAGCGTTTGAAAGGATGCTTTCACGGTATCGATTAAAGGTGTGAACGCTCCAAATACTTCAGTAGCTTTCGCCTTAATCGTATCCCAGTTTTGCCACAATAAAATCCCTGCTGCAACAAGCGAACCTATTACCGCTATTGCTATGCCTACTGGACCCATCAATAAACCGATTACTTTTGCAAAAGCACCAAAGGCAGAAATCACTCCACCAATCACAACTAATGCCGGACCAATCCCAACTGCTATAGCTGTTCCTATTCCAACTACTTTTAAAATTAACGATTGAGCATCATCTGATAAACCAGTAAACCAGTCTTTTACTTGCATCACTTTATCTATGACGTTGTTGAAAGCTTCACCGAATTTTGCTCCCATATCCGATGCTGATTCTGCTAGGTTATCAATAAATCCAATAGCATCACTAATTAACGGTTTAATTGTGGAGAAAAACCCTTCACCTTCTCCGCCCGCATCAAGAAATTCAGCACCAAGTCGGCCAATAGCTGCGCCAATATTTGCGATTCCTGCTGTAAATGATTCTTCACCCATAGTTTTAGCTGCGCCGCCGATATTATTTTCAATTGCTGTTAAAAACATTTCAGATGAAATTTCACCGCTAGAAGCCATTTCTCTAACTTCTTCAGCAGTCACATTCGCTTCATCTGCTAACCACTGGAAAATAGGAATACCCCTATCCGCTAACTGATTCAATTCACCTGTATATGCTTTTTGAGCAATTTGAACCTTCCCGAATATGGACCCCATTTCACCCATGGAAGAATTAGCAATTGCCGCTGCATCTCCTGTTAAAGTTAAATATCTAGTAAGTTCTTTTCCTGGCTCAATTCCTGCAGCTACCGCTCCTGCTGCGGATGTTGCTGCTTCATCAAGTCCATATGCTGTTCCTCGGACAGAATCAAGTGCGGATGTCATAATAGCTTCTACACTCTCAGCATCGTGGCCGAGACCCTTCAATTTAGCCTGGGCTGTATCAATTCCAACTAATCTTTGAAAACCTTTAACTAATGTAATACTAGTTAAAGCGCCGGCAGCAGCCACAGCAGGTAATGTGATTCTTCGTGTTAATGTGTCGCCGACGCCACTGATACTTCTCCCTAAATTTTGAGCGCTAGTGCCAAACTTCTGAACTTCTGATCTTGCTTGTCCAAAGGTATCGGATAGTCCACCCATATTTCCTACAATACCGACCGTTAGATTGCCTAATAAACTCATCCTTTCACCCCGCTTTCCGGCCTTTTAATTTTGTCACCATAATGTTTATAAAACTTCTTTTTATCTGGTGTATCGTTGTAATCTTTCTTTTCAGGTTCTTCGACGCCAAAAAAGCCAACCGCTAAACGGTTGACTAAAATGTTCGATTTGTTTTCTTCAAATTCCATGCCATAATTGTAGTACATCATTATTTGCTGGAAACTCAAATTATCTAATAAGTAATCAGGAGTTGCCCAAGCATACATACTTCCCAATCTCGCAAAAACCCTCCCCATCTCTATTGGTTTGGGTTTTGTTCGTTTTTTCCCGTTTTACCATCTTTTTCTGATTCTTGCGCCTGGTCTTTAATTGGCTCTAAAATAAAGTTAATTAATGCTAACAATTGTTGTACACTTGTGTTATCCATAAGCCAATCTTCTGTGACTTCAGGGTCATTCATAATTTTTATTATCATATCCATTAAAAGTGGAAAACTCTTTGCACTACCACTTTCTAACACATCAGCTTTTTCAGCAATTTCTAAAGTTACGCGTGAAGGAATTTTAGAAACATCAATTTCCTTTCCGGCTAATTTTATAATGCGCTGATCAGGTATTAAATTATCTAAATCTAAAATATTTGGGTTACTCATATTTACATCTCCTTATATAAAATAAAAAGCACCCCACAAAGGAGTGCTTATATTTAAATTATGGTGTTGGTATGACGCCTTGTTCGTCATAAATCTCAAATAGCTGCTGACCCGGGTCTCTTTCGACATCGGGAGTACCTGACATATTAATAGGAGTCATTGCCGGGTCTTCCCCATCTGCTTCAGGAAACGTGATGTTTAACCCTTCAGCTGCATTTGCTTTAAAAATCGTGATAGAAAATTTCTCATTTCTTTCGTTATAATTCGTGATCCGGGCAACTCTTGGCTGAAAAGAAGTGATTCCCCCAGACAACAATCGAATAGCTTCTTTTGTTCCCTCTTCAGAGTCGGCCGGTACCTGTTCTAGTGTATCTATACCACCTCGAATCACAGCCAAGCTTTCTAAATCGATTTCCATAAGTTCACCAGCGATTGCTGCAACGTGACCTGTGATACCGGCGTGGATAACTCCCGCATTATCAGACATCACCTGCAACTCTTCCCATGTTTCTTCGAACGTAATTCCTCGCATTGCGCCAAGGTCAATCATATCTTCTTCTGTTTCCCCGACCTCAAACTTTGCAGATCCAAAACGGATACTGTTTCCATTCTGCACTTTCGTCATTGCTCTCGCCATTTATATCACTCCCAATAAATAATTTTAAAATCTAATACAACATGATAAATCCGTGAAGCATTCTCAAACGTCTCATATCCATTTTCAAAAACAATTTGAATGACAGGAGTTCCTCCCATATCACCTTTAAATCTTTTTAAAGATTTCTTAATCACATCTGCAATCTCTTTTGCTTCTAAATATCTTGGTGAAAATACGGAAAATTGCATGCGTGGAAATGCTACAGAAATATCATGATGATTTGTATCAGAAATGACTAAAAACGCCACAGCGGGCATTATAGCGTTCTCTGGTATCCATCCAGGATAAATTCTACTTCCAACAAGGTTTTCCATTGATTCAATGTTTAACAAATAATTTCTTAAATTTATTTCTAGCAAGCTATCACTTCCCTTGCCTTCTTATAGCAGCGCGAAGACCTGCAATTAAATGCGCCCTTATTTTAAACCTACTTTTATCAAGTGATGGGCGCATAAATGGACGTGGCGGCTGTCTTGATGTTCCCAATTCGTAGAAAGTAATATAGAAAGGGTCTTCTTTTCCTGTTCCATCACCAATTACAACATTCGCATAAAAATAGCCCTGCTTATTGGTCCCAACTTCAATTCTAAGGGTGTTTCGTGCTTTTCCCGATTTAATTGGAACCCTAGCATCCGCCTCACGAAAAACAATCTCGGCAGCTTCAGAAATGAGATCATTTAATTCTTTTTTTAATTCATCATCAGCTTTTTGTAAAGCTTCAACAATGTCATCCACGCCCTCAACTCTTAATCGCATCCGACTATTTCTTCTAGCCATATCACTGACGTTCCTTACACAACAATTGCAGTTCTCTTCCTCTGAAATCTTTGTGAATGATATACAAGATTTCAAATTCCGTTTTCTCATAATCTACTTTCATACTGCGGTCAACGCCTTCTTGGTAACGGATAGTAATTCTAGTTGTAACTTCCGCATGTTCTTGTTGTGCAGAAAACAGTTCTCGACCGCGTAAAGGGTAAATGTCGGCCCATGTTTTTGTAACCTCTGGCCAAAAGTCTAAGGGTTGTCCGGCTTCATCAATATCTTTTTCGGGGTCCGGGGGTCTTAATATTTTTATACGATGCCTAAAAAGTCCGGAATTCATATTTGGTTTATATTTAAATGGTTGCATCAGAATCACTCTTTTCTTTAGAGATTTCTTCAAGTGCCTTTCTCATACCCAAACTATTAATCCGACTCAGAAAGTTTTGATCAAAAAACTCCAAGGCATCATTATAAACATATCGCGACCTTTCAAAAACAAGTTCTTTAAATTCTTCATCTTGAGCAATATCATATTCTCCACAAGTATTCTTTAAAGATAAAACAGACGCAAAAAGGATGCGCTGCAGGTTATCATCTTCATGATCTCCTAAGTGCATCCTTTCTTTAAATTCTTTAAGAATTGCGTCTGTGATAACGTTATTAGTGATGTTCATTACATCACTCCTTTTTACCTTCTACTTCTTTGATAAATGCCCTTTTATATTTCGGATGTATCTTAGAAAGTTCTTCAATACGTTTTTTTGTTGGTTTTTTACCCTTTGCAGGATAAGGTTTGTTTACTTCATAAACCGTATTGTCTGTATCTTTAAATTTACTTATTACAATATAAGACATGAATTACCCTCCTTTAATTATGGTTCTGGAACTTCTTCTGGTCTTTCGAATGAAATATCTAAATCATATACTAAAGCTGTTTTATTATCTTCCGGCTTACCATTTGCAAATTGCTTGATGGTATAAAGCATTGCATCCTCCATTGCCAATGTCTGATCAAACTTGTTAGCTCTATAACCACCAGCTACTGCGGCAAGGTATTTTCCTTGTACGAAAAACAATGCTTTACCTGAAGGGATCTCTTCTGATTCGACTACTCGGATGTTGTAAGGTAAAGCAGTCACCCATTGACCATTGGATGTTTGAATAGTATTACGAGCCTGTACGCTGATTGCATCGATTGGATTAACTACCATTACAATACGATTTAATACTTTACGTGACTTGTCATTATCATCTGTCGACAATGCTTTCACAACATCGTGAAGTTCTCCTGCTACGACTTCACCAAATTGTGAAGGAGCAAAAGTTAATGTTCCTGAAGATGTTTTATCTGAAACAGCACCGTTTGATGCCACATTTTTCATTAGTCCTACTGGTTCATCTTGGGAAGGACCACGACCATTGACAAAACCATATTCTAATCCGACAGAAACGGATTCAACTAAAAGAGTACGAACATAACGTTCTACCCACTCCGGCCCTAAGTCCAACATATCTTTCGGAATTACCGCAAATGCCGTTAACTTAAGTTGCCCAATTTCTTCTTCATCAAATGCTGCTGATACTTGCCCTTTTATTTCACCGAAAAGTTTACCCCATGCATACGCTTTTGTAGGGTCAGAAGTAATGATTCGAGTTACTGCACCTAAATTCTGGATGCCGATTGCATCTAATAAAGGATGGGCTTCTACTAAATCTTCAAAAATGCGATCTTGGGTAGTGACAGGTAAAATTGAATCTTCATCAAACCCACCAAATTCAATGACTTCATTGAAGAATTTACGCTCTTTTGAAGTCAGTACATTTTGACCACGCGCTGCTAATATTTGCGCATCGTGAACTTCGTCTTTTGCCTCTGCAGTAATCTTTTCAGTTAAATCGTTTTGAAGAGCATCGAACAAATTAGTAAATGCTTCTTCGTGTTGTTCTGGAGTTGCTTCTTCATTCTTTACAACTTCCATGTAAGCTGTCTTTTTTTCTTCGAAATTTTTCATTTTACCCTTAAATTTAATTGTCATTTTCAAATGACCTCCTATTTTTTAGAATTATAAAAAGCGCTTCGGTTTTTTATTTACCGGCGCTTCATTTGATTTCGGATTATTTACTTGTGTAGCATACTTTGCTACTAAATCTTCCTTGAAGTTTTCAACTTCCTCTCCCTCATCTTCCTGCGTTTCATCGATTTCAATTTCATCAGCTACTTTATCAGCTAAACCCAAAGCGACAGCTTCATCAGCCGTAAACCAAGTTTCATCTTCCAGAAGTTGTTGTAATTCTTCGTCTGTTCCAACAAAACGATTTTTATAAGTTGCTGATAGTGCAGTGTCAATTTTCTTCAAATCTTTTGCAGTCTTTTCAAAAACAGAAGCATTACCATATTCAAATGTGCTTGCTTGGTGAATCATCATCATTGTATTGCTAGGCATAATAATTTTATCCCCAGCCATCGCAATAATTGATGCTGCACTCGCCGCCCATCCGTCAACGTATACAATGATTTCTGCTTTATGCTGTTTTAATAGATTGCAGATTGCAACTCCATCAAATGCAGAACCTCCACCACTATTAATATGGACATGAATTTTATCGGCTTTAACATCCTTTATTTTATTCATAACGGACTGAGCTGAGTTTTCGCTAAACAACCAACCGCCAATGGAACCATAAATCGTAAGTCTATATTCATTATCTGATTTTGCTTCAAAACGAACATCCCTCTTTAAATTCATGATTTTTTTCATATCTTGATTCACTCATTCTCACCCCCTTCAATATTTTCTGCGTAGTTTTTAGTCATATAATGCTTGTCTAACATCGGATTATCACTTCTTTCATACGCCGCTTCATCCCTTAACTCGTTTGGTGTAAATGCGCTACTTGAAACAAGTTTGTCAATTGCTGTAGCTAAATCAAATATACTCTGG